CATACCAAACATACATACAGTAAGTACCATCATACTTAATCCATCTTCTAACCCTGGAACTGTATATCTGTAATTTCCAAATGAATCCTCTCCAATATAAGTTAGAATAAATCCAACCATTAGACTTTGGAAATTATGCAATTTATTTGCATTGTTTAAAGTCATTATACAATAACAACTAACCAATGTAATTACAAGAAAATCTGGTGCTGAAAGATAATCATTTAAATTTGATATAAATGTGATACTGATTATCATTATTCCAACAGATAATATTCCTCCTATAAAAGAAGATATACCGGCAGAATATAAAGCGAGTTTTGAATTTCCTTCTTGAGTGAGTTTATAACCATCAATAGTGGTCATTAAACTTGTACCCTCACCTGGGATATTCATTATTATAGAAGTCGTTGAACCTCCATATTGTGAACCATAAATTATACCAGTTAAGAATATAAATGATGTTGCTGCATCATTATATAATGATAGTATTGGTAAAGATAATGCTACTACTGTGGATGGTGTTATAGATGGTAGAACACCAATTAAAGTGCCTATTGAGATACCTAAAATACAGGTAACTATATTGTGCAAAGTAAAAAAATCCATTATAAATTCTCATTATATATTAAAGTACAAAAATGTTTTAAGTGTTACCTGTAGTGTGATTAGTGAAATGATTATTAATATTTGTTTTTTAAACGTTATTGTATTATCAACTAGTTTATACAGTAATACGTAACAAAGAGTTGAAAAATAAATATTAGTAATAGATAGTACTACTAATATTGTGACTAATACTAATAAATGATAAAAAATAACACTAGTGTCTATATCAAGTGTTTTCTTTTTTTCTTTTTTATTTAGGAATATGCTATATAAGGATGTTACAATTAATAAGATACCTACCATTAGGGGAAATATCATAGATGACCACGATGTGGAGTAATCGTTAAATATTACTACGATTACTCCAATAATAAAAAAAATGATTTGCATAATATAATGAGTTATTTATTCAAATTAACTTAAATATAGTTTAAACTCCATGTTAGCTCGATTTTCAATAACTTCTGATTCAGTATTGCCTCTAATCATTAAATAAATTGTAGGAGCACCAGTATATGTAGGACCAATTCTTCTGATATCATTAGTTTCTATATCTTTTAATTTTTCTCGGGTTACGCCACCAGGAACTTCCCAAGAATTCATAACAATAAAATTACTTATTTTCTTAGGTTCACTATTACTAAAACCATATATCCAATTGAAATGATTTTCTAAATAATCAATATTATCTATATCTGAATATAGTGCAAGCATTGGTTGTGGACTCATAGAGATGTCATTTATATAAAATGTTCCATTATATAATATACCATCTAAATCCATAAAACAGGATGTCCACTTAGAATATCCTATAAAATTTCTTATTATATTTTCATACCCTAAATTTTTAGCATTTAAATTATTTACAATTCTTGCATCTTCATGTAATAATTTAAATCCTCTAACCCATATTTTAGGACCTACAGTAGAAGGAGTATTTACTATAGTTCTTTTTTTAGGAGTTGTTAATGAATAAACAAATTCTGATTTATCATTAACAGCGCACTTCATTCGAAATCCTACTGTTGTATCATCATCTTCTGTGATATATTTCTGAAGAATTATTTTTTTAGTTATTGTATTAATAGTATCTTCTTCTGTAGTTTGAACATTCCAAAAGTTAGGAACACTATTAGTATCTACTATAAATTCATTTATTGAATTGTAGGTATTATAATGCATACCCCAATCCCCACAACCTGCACCGCCAATTCTTGGTTTTACGATAAATGCACCATGCTCATTAAAGAAATTTATAACATCATCAATATTATTAGGTAATGATGTAGGCACATAAGACATATTATTGTCTTTAAGAAAATTGTATAAATTCCATTTGTCGCATATATCATATTTGAAAGATGATAATCCTTTACTTTTCAAAGAAGATGCAATTTTATAACTGTCTTGTGCTTTAGTCATAATAGCATCATCAAAATCGTCATCAATATTATGTGTAACTTCCATGCCTAATTTTTGTAGTGCTGAAGTTACGTGCCCATGATATGTATTATTATCTTGTTCTAAATCTACAAAAATTTTCATGGAGTTCCCTTGGTATACTCAGGTATGCTTTTTATCTTTTTGTTAAAATATGAATCTGATTTTATAAGATTGTATATATCAATTCTTCTACTCATTATAGTAGTTTTTATAAAATCTTGATTTGTATTAATATCTAAAAATATATGATTTTTAGAAAACCATTCAGTAGTTTTAACATTTTTAATAGAATTTACTATTAATTCAGTATCTGTTGTATTTATATTACCAAATAACATGTACGCCGATGATAAATCAGGCAATTCTTCATATATAGGAACATTTTTCAATGAACCAGTTCTATCATTCTTGCTAAAATTTGCTATTATATTATAATATTTTCTCCGTGTTTCATCCTCAATACCATTGCTAAATTTACAAGATACATCTATCAATTGGTTATATATATCAACATCTAATTGAGGAGTCTTTTTGTATTCAATAAATTCAAATTCAATGCCATACTTTTTAGTTAGAAATACTGTACTAAAATGACAAATATTATTAAATCCATTTCCTCCTAATCTAACTGCTCTATTTTCTTTTTTTGCAATATTAACTATGTCTTCAATAGTATTATGGGTCTTTGAACTTGTTACTAATACAAAAGATATTTTTCCTATATAAACTATAGGTTGTAAGTGCTTTAATATATCTTCTTCTGGTTCACTTAATATAGAATATTCTGCAAATTGTGTAGAACCAACAAATACTATAGAATTAGGTGTTTGAATACCAGCTCGAATTAAAGGACTACCATCTTTATTCTCCATCATTATAGGTATAGCAGGAATATTCAAATGTTTCACTATAAGATTTACTGTAGGAGAAACACTCATCAAAAATTTTATTGGGTCAGCTTTACTTGCAGATGATACTAATAATAAAATGCATAATATAATTTTCATAGTTTTAAAAAATATCTAAATTTAATATTTGGCTAGGTTGAATAGAAGGAATAACAGGAGCCACATATTGTTCTAAATGACCTATAAATCCAGAAACTATAATATCCAATTCTTCTGTTGATAATTCTTCAAATGCTAAAATATCACCAGGATAATCAATTTTAATTTCATGCCCTAATGATGATATAACAAGATATTTTTCTTCATTATTATGTTCTATTATAGAATATTCTTTATTCATATATTACTCATTGGTAAAGTTGGCCAAATAACATTATCCAAGTCTTTTGTTATATCTCTTAATGCTTGGCGATATATTTTAAAATCTTCTTTTTCTTGGTCAGAAAACGGACTATCTGGTAATTGAGTCCAATCAGTTTGAGATAATAGTCTGTGTCTTTCCATCCTAACTACTCTACCAATATCAATATCTTGTTGTAATTGAGTTTTGACAGGAATTAAATTCCGGATACTATCTCCATTAGTTACGCCAGTTTGCAATTCAACCGCCCGTTCTGTAACCCAAGAAGGTAAAAATCCGCGTATATAAATGTCTAAGTCTGCACCTTCGGGAAACTTACCATTATCAATAGGCAAATCTATTGCAAATGATTGTCCTGTCTTATTACATAAAACAATAATTTGTCCGCCACTTTCATTGAATTCTGTTATTGTATAATCTAAATCCATATTAAGATGCATTATGCTATCGCCCCACTTCTAGTTCCAGTTGCTACCCATGTTACAAATGAATTTCCTGCAACAGCGGCACCTGCTGCTCCGCCTGCACCTGGTCCAATATAATAGTACGCGTTTGTGCCACCTCCAGCACCTGCACTACCTCCTGCACCGCCGGCGCCACCAGCGGCCGAGGCGTTATCACCCGTTGCGCCAGCACCGCCGCCACCAGCGGCCGTTAATGAACCTGCCGCGCCTGCGGCTCCATTAATATCCCATGTTCCTCCTGCTCCAGCAGAACCATTACCTCGTCCGCCGCCGCCTCCGCCGCCGCCGGCATAAGTACATGCACATACACATGCGCCTTCTAATTTATATTTTACTATATTAAACATTTAATTCTACCTTAAATTACAAACTTTATCCTGATGATGCTCCGCCACCGCCGCCGCCACCTCCGCCGGCAATAGTACCATTGTTTGTTACAGAGATAGCCTGTCTTGCTATAAATGCTGGACCTGCTGCTGAACCTGCTCCGGCATTACCTGGGTTAACATTATAACTGCCACCCGCACCTCCATTACCGCCTTTACCTAATATAATACCATTATTAATTAGTGCAAGTGTTGTTCCTACTGGAAATGTAGAACCTGTATCAAATGCATATGTACCAGTGGCAGTAGAATATACATATATTCCAGCATTGATAGTAATTGTTGCTGCCAACTTAGTAGTTTGGTTCCAACCAGCAGTAATAGCCGCTGCTTTCAAGTTATAATTTGTAGTATTAGCAGAAATTGTCTGAGTAAAGTTAAATGCATTTGCTTTACCATGAAACATAGAAATACTAATAGTTGTACCTGAAGCTCCTGCACCAGCTAAAGTTCTACCATTAGCATCATTAAGAGTTCTAGTTGCTGTTGCAGATAATCCCAATTCTGTACTAATGGCACCAAAACTTATTGCGTTAGGTGATACTGGTAAAGTCATTTCTAATTCCTATTTAATTTTTATACCTGTTTCTGCAATAGATACTTCATCATCAAATATAATATTCAAACTAGCCAATAAGTGTTCTGTATACCAAACTTTTTCTATATTACAATTACGTTGAAATGTTTTTGACGGTAACTTAATTGGGCAACTACTTTTACATAACATTTTTACATGACAAGTAGAACAATGTTCTTCATGTTTTCTATCCAAATCTATTGCAAAGATTTTTATATTCTTAATGTTATTTATATTACCTGAAATGTGTGATGTATCGACATTTTGACAAGTTCTAACATTTCCATTCAAATCTAAATCTATTGCTTTTTTCCAATCAACTCCGCAATTAGTTGTTTGTATTGGAAATTGACCTAACATTGTATATCGGGTATATCCTAAAACAGAACTTGAACCTTTTGTATTTTGAAAATTATGATTTGGTATCAATGAATGCAATCCACCTTCACCAAAAGTTTTTAATTGTTCGGTATGTTGTTTAAAATACTCTCTCAAAATATCCTTAAACTTTTCTAAATTTTCATCATGTATGACATTCTCATAACTAAAACTATAATGATTATCTGATTCAATTGCAGATTCATATGTTCTCCCAATTTCATACCCAATACTAAGATGTTTCAGTTCTAAACTATCTCTAATATTTCTGAAGAAATTATTAATTGCAAATAAATCATAATTTGTATTAGTGATAACTGAATTAAATCCATATCCTATTTTAGGATATGAATCATCCATCATCTTTACAACTTTCTGAACCCGAGGTTTATCAAATATTTCATCACCACGCAATGCTTCTTGTCTTGGACCATCATGACTAATGGTCATATCAATCTTGCCTTTTAATGTATTGAAAAACTCTATGTGTTTTTCCATTAAAGTACTACCATTAGTAGATATATAAAATTCTATATTTTCATTATCAAAAAATCTCATCAAAGGTTGCATATCATTCCAATAAAGAAATGGTTCACCTCCCCATAATTCAACTCTTCTCAATTCACTTCTATCAATGTGTTCATCAAAACCTGTAATAAAATCAAAAAGTTTATCATTTTTGACTCTTTCATTAGGGTCACCAATATCTTTTTGAGTACAATAGGTACAATCATAATTACATGCTTGACCTAAGATTATTCTTAACCTAACAGGTTTATTTGTTTTTTCTCTACTGCCCCATTCTCCATCTGAGATATGTTCATTAATATCATAAGTAAAATGATATGACAATTCAACCAAACTTGTATCTTCATTAAATACCTTATTAGTCTGATTGCACAGGTAAACATGTTTATTTTGTTTAGGCAAGAATATCTTAGTATATGACATTTTTAATCTTTATATAAAGTTGGATTAGTTAATAATACTGTAGACACAAAAGACATTTTATCTTTATTAGAATTATTTTGTTCTACTAAATGTAACACATAACTTGGAAATATTAGTATTTTTCCTACTTTAGGTGTAATTTTAATCCATTTATCACATCCTATTTTAGCATTTGTAATATCAGTGCCTCTTCTAGGATCAATCATAATTAATTCACCCGAATTTTCCGGTGTTTGCAACCAATATACTATTGACATAGCAGAACCATCATGTGGATGCACAGGGGTATTTTTAGTAGGTTTAGTTACATGTAACCAACTTCTACCAAATTCATGCACAATATTATCATAATGTTCTTCAAATAATGGTAAAGTTATATCTTTTATAACTTCCATTAATTTATTTTTGACTATAGATATTAAAGGTTTATCTGATTTCCAGTGATTAGGACTTGAACCTGTCCATGAACCATATTCTTCTCGCCATTGTAACAATTCTGCCAAAAAATCTTTGTTAAATTGTTCATCAAATAAATCCTCAATTTCCCATATTCTAGTAGGCCATAGATTGGTTGCTTTAATTTCCATATTATTTTAGAATTATTTTAGAATCTGGAACTACAATTGGACTAAACATACGCTTATATTCATTTACTAAAGCTTCGGCTGGTTCTGCTTCAATGGCAATAGAATGAAAATATACTTTGATATCACCCTTAGCAAATGGCATAACAGGAGCAATAGCAACTCGTACACCTGATTCTGTTTCTTGCAGGACAATATTTGCAGGATTTTTGATGTCATAAGAATTAGTACTGGTATATACTACTTCACCAATCATATCTTCCCCAATTTGGGACTTAAAAACTTTTATATCACTCATTATATTTCTCGCTATATTAAAAAGAACCTCCCATGGTGCGCTTCACGTCCCTTGTCATCCTAAGATGCTTCTATTATGGGCGTAGAGAGGCGTGGGAGGTGTTATTATTTATTCAGTCAATAACATTTCAACAACTTATGTTCCGTCACCAATAAGAATCTTTTTAGGTTTCTTATGTTCTGGAATTTCATTCACAAGATAAACAGATAAAATACCATCAATAAATTCTGCATCTTTTACAATTACAGTTTCGGCTAATTTTATAGTTTTTCTGAATGGTTTTGCACTAATACCTTTATGGAGGTATTCAACTTCATTATCAAATTCACCTTTAGTACCAGTCATAATAAGAACGCAATCTTCAACAGTGATTTCCAGTTCTTCTCTGCAAAATCCTGCGACAGCTAATTCTACAACATATTCATTGTCATTGTATTTAATGATATTATGGGGAGGGTACTTATTTGATAATTGATAGTCACTTGATACTCTTTCCATATCTTTAAGTAGTCTTTCAATGCCTACGAATTGATTTAGATGCGAGCCAAATGCCATTTGTGCGGTTGTGTTCATACTACGTCTCCATTTCTGCGAGATTAAAATTTTCTATCCTTACGGCATAGAAGGTTAGGTTCCAGTTACGAATCTGGAATACTTTTCACGTAAGTATCGATCGGCGAACATCTATGTCCTTCACGCACTTTCTGTTTAAAGTCAAAAGTGATAAAGACTACCTACCTCGGGAGAAGGGGTGTTCTTTTATTCTTCGTCGTTAGCAGCAGAAGGTTCTGCTAAAACTGCTTTCTCAATTTCTGCAACTTGGGCAGATCCTTGAGCTCTAATTTCATTGATCAACTCTGCAACAACCTCATAAGATTGTTTTGCTAATGATGCTAAAACCGTATTAACACCACGTACAGATAGTTTTAAATCAATCAAACTTTCTTCAATTTTCAATTTCTGTTCTTCGTTCATAGTTATTTTCTCTTGTTTCCAATAGTATATTTCGATGTTAAAGTCCAGTTCTTTTTGTCTTTATAAGAGACAATCTTAATCTGGGACAATGACGCTTTATTTTCTGCTTGCGCAGAATTTACTATAGTTAAAAGTCCCCAGTCGCCCAGCAGACTAGCTATAGCATTTCTTCTCTCAATATCATTATTAGTGATATTGGACTCTTTACCATCCAAAGCAAATAGTTCTTTGAAATGGACGATAAAATATTTGCCTTGCTTATGCAATATATGGCATGATTGATATAATGTATTGTCTTTTTTAGACGCAATACCAATTCTAGTTAAAGTTTCACAGACTTTCAAAAATGCATCAGGGTCAGGTAACGTCACCTCAAGCATACTATCATAATCCCAGTCATAAAAAATATCCATTTTAATACCCACCTTTATACAATTTTTGTTCAATAATAGCAAGTTGATCATTGGTTAGGATGTCCAATACTTGTCTTGCCTTTTCATCGGAATATCTAAAGTATTCCTTAACTAATAAAAATGATTTAGAGTCTTTGTCTTTCTTTGCCCATTTACCAAATCTTTTCTTCTTAGTTATTGTATTTATTAAATATTGAAATTGCATATCAGAATCAAGATTATAAAATTTATTCATTTCATTGGCATATAAAATAGTATCTGAATGTTGAGATAATCCTCTATTTACCATAAATGAATTATAATCTTTAGAAGCCTGTGGATCTACAAATAGATTCTCTTTAGTCTGTGTAATAGCATTAATAAAGTCAAATGGATTCATTATAAAATTCCTGTCTCATCTAAAGTATCTGATGTGATTGCAAATCGTTTATCTGGAAATCTATCTTCTAATCTATCTTGTAAAGCATCAATAGTAGTTCCATGTGAAAGATACGCATGATCTTGTAATTTATACATGAAAATAATATCATCATGTATTTCCAAATAAGCCAAAATATCATTAGCAATTGGTTGATCATCTTCATCTATATATTCATCATTTTCGTCATATTCTATATATAATTGTCCAGTTTGGAATTTATTTATAGTTCGACGAACACCATACCAATATCCTATTCCTCCATTTAATAATACTAATATTAAAGTTAGATAATCCATTTCCATACTAGTACCTATTTAAATTTGCAAGAGGACATTATTTCTACCATAGCTGACATAGTATTTATCTCTTGGTCAGCTACGAATGCACTCTTAAATTGGTAATCGGCAATTATAATAATTAACTGTGGAATACTAGATGGATCTAAAACATTTAATGCATTATCATATAAATGACGGAACAATGAAGGAGCATCTGCATCAGCACTAGCTATCCACTTACGTACAGAAGTAAAATCTTTTTCTTTAAGACCTTTTATTAACTCTTTATAAGAGTCCGCAGATACATTAACAAAAATTCCAGAGTCAATCTTACCCGCAACAGAATACCTTTGCAACTCATTTAATACTCTCCTATAATCTGGAAAATGCTTTGTTATTAACTCAGCAACAACCTTTGGATCAAACTCAATATTTTCTTGCTTCAAGATACGTGTTGCACGTTTGAAAAACAATGCAGCCATTTCTTGTTTGTCTTTAGAATCTATCTTAAAATCTATAATAGCACATCGTGAATGCAATGGATCTATAATACGATTCTTAAAGTTACATGTAAATATGAATCGACAGTTATTACTAAACTCTTCAATGAATGATCTTAATGCAGGTTGAACCGAATCAGCGTTCATATAATCTGCTTCATCGATAATAATGACTTTCTTTGCATCAGTCAAGGATACAGACGAGGCAAACTCTTTTACTGTAGTTCTAAGAGTATCAATTTTACGACCTTCATCAGAACCATTAATCATTATATAGTCAGCACCTACTTCATTACAAAGTGCTTTTGCTATAGTAGTTTTACCTACACCGGCAGAACCAGTTAATAAGAGAGTAGGTAATTCACCTTGCTTAATATAGTTATTAAAAGTAGTTTTGATGGATTCAGGGAGAATACATTCATTGATAGTCTGGGGACGATACCTTTCTACCCATAAAAATTGATTGTCTTTAGATTCGATAGTCATAATGTCTCCATAGTAAATAAGTCATGATACATTATATCATGACTATATCAAAAAGTAAATGTATTTTAGAACGAACTATCGGCTTCAATCGCAGTATAATAAACCAAATCACCAATTGTAGATTCAAATCTAGCAATCCTAGAATGAATGGTTACTTTATAACTTGACTGCAACATTTTCAAGTTTTCAATTTTAATATTAGCTTTAAATGTTTTATCAGTTAAACCTACAACAGTTTCATAACTATTACTTGTTGCATTCTTCTTATCACCAATAGTCAAAAGAATACTAGTACCATCGCCAATGATTGAAAGATCAGACGCTTTCAATACACCCGAAGTTTTTTGAATAGTATTGAATATTGATTCAGATAAGTCAAAATTAATATCAGCGGCAGGAAATGTGATATCTTTATTTGGAGTATTTAAAATTGATGCTTCTGCGGCAAAGAATTTAATTTTGTTATTTTTCTCTTTAATGTTAACAAACTTTTCTTCAAATTCTAATTCAGGATCAGTGAATAAAGAAAGAGCACCCAAAAAGGAATTAAGATCGTATATACCAAATTCAATTGGAAATTGTTCTGATACGGTTATACTGGAGGCCACTGTTTTGTTTACCGAAGTAGTCTTTAATCTATTACCAGGTGTTAACAACAAGTTGCTATTGATTGATGCATAGTTCTTAAGGATATTAATTGTTTCTTTACTGATTTTCATAATGTCTCCATATTTTTAAGTTTTTGTATAATCACTTCAAGGTAATTTGCCAGATCCATTGCTTCTTCTTGAGCATGGATTAACCATTGTAACTCTGTTAAGTCTTCTCTTTCTAGAGAAACTCCATATTTCTCCAAACCAAACTTAGCTCTTTTTTGTATTTTTTCACATACTGCATCTTCGTACTTACTCATAATATCTCCACTAAATAGTAATTATAATATACTTTCTTTTAAAAGTAAACTTAGAATGGTATTTCTCCAAACTCATCAATAATAATCTCTCCTTGCATCATTTTTGCCTCAGTTTCTGGTTCAGACATTTTGTCTAATAGATCAATGAATGCTGCTTTGGTTTGAGAGTCAAAACGATTACAACATAATTGAACTGCTTTTATTTTATTACCAAAGATAGCAAAAGCTCGAACAATATGAACCATACGACGAGTGGTAATTAACTCATCAACACCTCCATCATCATATGTTTTACGAATAGCATCTGCCCATCTAACTAATAACTCAGCAAATGGTTCATCAACACATTTGAATTGTTCCATTAGATTCTTAACAATCTTTAATTCAATATTAGCATTTGGATATTCTTGTTCAAAGGTAACTGCAAATCGTTCAAGAAATGCTTCATTTAATACGTTAGTACCAATGTAACGTCCATCGTCAGAACCTTTACCTTTTGTATTGGCTGTAGCAATAATATTGAATCCATCGGCAGGGATGATCATTTCATTTTTAAGTTTGAAGTAATATGGTTTGCCTTCAAGAATAGGTTGTAAGCATAATAAAGTATTTGCCGAACCAGCATCAATCTCATCAAGTAACAAAGTAGTACCTGTACGCATTGCAACCAGTACTGGACCTTCAACAACCTCGACATTACCTTCTTGAAGAGTTTTAGAACCAATCAACTGCTCTTCGTCAGTCATCTGGTTCAAGTTAACCCGAATCAAAGGTTTTTTA